TTTAGAATGTTTTTAGGCGAATATGAACGAGTACCCCTGAATCAAGCATTTGTTATCCCGATGCCCCAACCTCCCCAAGACCTCGTCCCCAAAGCGGGAAATGAGGCAGGCCCAGGCCTAGGATTCTTTAAAGGATATCCTAAACCCATGAACTGTAATAGAGGATATCGTTGCAAAAAATGCAGAATGTATATATCAGTCGTTAATAAGAACGATCTAGTAATAGATTGTCTTAGTCCAATAAAAACTTATTATAAGAGTGAGAACTTAAAAAATATAGATTTTGGATGCGGTTGTGATAACAATCTCGGAATTAGTCCTGAAGGAAAAACAACGTACAAAAAAGGATCAATTGATGTTTGGGAAGCTACAAGAAGCTCTTCCGAATACCCGATGACTTATTGTATGTGTTGTAGCACTAAAGAGAACCTTATTTTCAATGAATGTCATGATGCCCAGGTGATATACGAAAGTGTTCCCTGGAGAAACCCTTACGAACTTACAGTAGATTTTTATAATTTTCTCAAAGATAGTTATGATAATTTAACAATTAGAAATTTAATCGATACCTTAGGACCAGCAGGTGCGGCCACATTAATGGGCATAACTGCAGGTATGGTAACTGCTTTGATTTTTCATTTGTACCCACGAAAGTGTGAAGAATTGTTAAGAAACGCAGGGTCAATATTTGAGAGAAATCCAATAGATGTTTTTAACTCCTATGTTTACCCCGATGGCCAAATTCCTTGCTATGAAGGTAAAGAAGAGACTTACCCTTTCCAAGAAAGGTTTGAAGGTCCACGTAAGCCAAAGAAAACCCAAACTGTTAAACAACTCGAATCCCATGAAGATAAGGAATTGGAGCTCCGTCGTGAGCACCTTGACCTCACTAAATCTGAATGGCAAGAGCAGCGTGCAGAATGGCTTTCCCAGCAAATTGGTCGCGAAGATGACTGGGCTGATGATGATTTTGATTTTGATAGTAGAATCTACACCGAGACCGGATTGGATTCATATCTTTTTGAAGCACTTAAAGATCAATCTAGGACAGAATCAGAATGTATTGAAGCTCTCAAGAAAATCGATAATGAGCGGTCCGAGAAATCCCGTGTAATTACATATAAACTCTTTGAAACACAGAAGAAAATGGAGGCTAAACTTCAAATTAATTTTGATAAACAAAAGAGTATTATACTGTCTAATCTTGAGAAAGCTAAATCAGCTAAAGACAAAGCCCTAAATATAAAACCGATTGCCCCAGTGGCTGCTGAAGTTCCAGCTAAGAAAAAGAAGCAAAGACGAAGACCACAAAAGTCTAAGAGTGATGAAGGAATAACTAAATGTTCTAAAGACTGTCCAGGAATGAAGAAACATGAAAGTTCCAGTCCTGGGAATTTAGTTTTTAAATGTGAATGTAAGCCTATTAAATCAAAAGATGCAGGATTAGAAGCAAAACAGCCAGGTTCATTTGCCACAGAAATTGCGGCGACTGCAGCAGGCATCCATTTAATTACTAAGCAATATGATGTAATATCCTCAACAGATGGAAAAATAGGAAGTTGTTTTATCATCCGTTTAGAAGGGAAAAAATTAGGCCTTGTTTTTAATAATCACTTTCTTGATTATGCACATCCTCACACTGTTATAGATGGGAAGACATTAAATCTTTCTATAGATGCTCCCAGATTTAGGAAAACAGATCTCCGTTGTCAACCGGTTGATTTGATAGAGACTAATTCAAAAAAATTTGCATTAACTGTAACACCTCACCCTGAAGTTTATCCACACAAAGTCTACCTTTTTACTAGACAGAATGGGAAGAATATAATGTCCTCTGGGGTCGCACCCAAAGTGGAGCCTGATACAAGTGGAACTTATTCACATTGTACTTCTGATTACTATTCTTTGCCCTGTTATTGTGGCTCAGCAATTTCATTAGATCAAAATACTGTTTGTGGTATTCATTACCATACTGATGGTGAAGGGAAAGGAAACAATTATGTACCTTTCTCCCCTATCATTGTTGATTGGTTTAAAACCTTATGAAGTCGCCAGGCTGCTATTCCCTGGTATGAAAGCAGCAGTGGACAAATACCGTCAAAGTTAAGCTTCGATGGTCTTTTAACACTGACCATCCCCAGCCCCGAAAGGGTCTTTAGCTTCCCCTATAAACACCTTGAACTATTATACGACACACCATATAAGCGCCAATACACTAATATGGGAATGAACTATACTTCAACAATTGATAAAGATTGGCTTGAGTATTCGAAAGAAAACCCTGATCTAAAACAGATGATTGAAGCATCCTCTTCCTATTATAGAGTACGTCCTTTGTGGAAGAATGTCGCAGCACAAATTGTTAAATGTGATGTCCCGGCCATTTACCCGGTTAACCTCGCGATGGACGAAACTATGAAGTTGATGCATGTCTACTTCAGATTTATTCGTTCAGAACCCTCACATGAAACAGATGACCACACATATGACCTATCTAAAAGTCCGGGTCTCCCTTATTCTAAGCACCAGATGCGGGATAAGAGATCTGTAATTGAGCGCAAAAGGAAACTCCTTATCAAATTTACATTTGATTTAGGTTATCCAGTTATTGACTCTTACAATGATAAAGATGAATTATTAGATATAGAAGACCTTGAAAGAGGTAAGGTCCGGGGTGTCTTTGGAAGTTCTTTCCATGGCATAATCCGTGAGAAATTTCTCTATGGTTTGCAAAACAAGAAAATCCTTGAGGTTCATAACGAATCTTGGATTAAATATGGTTTAGCAAAACAGTATGGTGGATTTAATAAAGCAATTAGAAAGTTGGAAAAGTTTCCCTTTGTTTGGGAAAGTGATGTCTCAGGATATGATCGAAAGATCTTTCTAAAATTCGTTTATGAAATTAGAAATGAAAATGTCCTTAAAAAAGATCTATTTAAAGATATGATTGAGGCTGTCACTGAGAGTAATGTATATCCTACAGTTCTCCTTCCAAATGGTTATGTTGTACGTCGAAAAACAGGAAATAATTCTGGAAAGAACAACACAACCTGCGATAATTCTATTGCTCATAAGATCATCATGGTCTACATGTTTGTTAAGAGACTACGGGAAATAAATAAACCGGTCTCACTCACTTACATTTATACTAATGTTGAGTTACTTATCTATTCAGATGACAAGCTTGGCGGAATGAATCTTTCCGCTTTTGATTGGGAGACTCCTCAAGAGTTTCTAGATTATGAAAGAGCTATATATGCTGAATTTGGACTCGAATGTAAAGTCTCCTCTCAAGTTCATTCCTTGAAAGAAGTTGGCCAACGTGTTCCACCAGTCCATTCATTTCTTGGTTCATTTACACATTATGATGAAAATCTAGATGTTTATGTTCCTTATCCAAGATTTGGAAAGATTTGTTCCTCCTTAGTACAAAAATATTCAAACCCTGATATACTTATAAGGTTTTGTCGTACAGTTAACTTGACAGTTTCATGTTATCCGAATCCAGATATATTTAGTAGAGCTTTGCATTACCTTAATTGGTTTTACAACAAACACCCTAAATTTAATTATCTGTTTGATGAGGCTTTACATATGTATGACATTGATATCAATGCTAGGTCCTCCTTTCGTCGAGTCTATTTAGGCTTCGAAAGTGAACAGCAAATTGATCTCCCTTTTGGTTCCCTACAGAAGATGCTCCCTTTTGGTAGAGCACCGGCTGGAAAATTTTAACAAAGTTTCTTGCTGGCTTTCTTTTGTTTCTCTTGGGTTTTAACTTTTCCCAATTGAGATTTCTGTTTTAAATAATGCATGAAGATGAGAATTTTAAAATAGACAGAAGATATGTCTACTGTAACAGGAAATAAAGTAACACGGGGAGAAAAGATCCTCAGCGCAATGGCCGCAGATGGCCTTATATCTGAACAAGGGAAATGTTGGGTGGAATGCGCCCTCGATCCATTCCACGATCACCAATTGAAAAGATTAGATGGTTATCCCGATGTTCAAACTGGAGCGAGTGTTGTTAGGATTGTGAAACAGTCAGTTTCTATATCCAAACCAGCAGGGCTCCCGGTTGGAGTTTGGGATTGTCATGTTGTGCAATGGCCTTGGCTAACCACTTCACAGACTCCCCCTACAGTTTCACCGGTTCCTCATCCTGGCGGCTTTCAAAATGTCGGCAGGAATGGACAGATTTTTCTCGCTAATAAACCAGCAACCCTGAGTTTAGACCTTGGAGGGCTTCAAGCCTTCGGAGTTCAATCAGGGACTAATCTTTCCCTAAATCCAGCACAGGCCCCCCAAACTACCTTTTTGGCAGGCCAGTTAAACGTACCACAAGTTTTTACTAAAGGTGTTACGAGACTTATTGGAGCCGGTTTTGAGGTCCATAATACGACTTCCCAGCTCAATGTTCAAGGTGCAGTTCTCGGATGGCGGCAAATGGCAAACGACAATGAAAATGTTTCATGGACGTATTGTGATACATCTACCACCCCAAGCACCTTATCGACTTTTTCAGGCCCAGTAGTGCGCAGTCCACCTATCAACACACAGGAAGCGATGTTACTAGCAGGATCACGTCAATGGGAGGCAAAAGATGGAGTTTACTCAGTCTCAGCCTTTCATACTACGGAAAATCCCGCCACTAACATAGTTACTACCTGCCCAGTTGTAATGAATGACGCAGCATCAGACCTAGAAGGTTCGATTCCGACAACTATTTGTCTCGTTCCTTGCCCCGGAGCTGTACAAGTTCCAACAGCGCAAGCACCTATGGTAGCCTATAGAATATATAATATACACCAGTCAGGTGCAATATTCTCTGGATTATCAGATTCAACAACTCTTCAATTAAATTGGAATGTTTTTCTTGAGACATTTCCAGCGTCGGATGACCAGGAAATTCTACCACTTGCGACGCCAAGTGCTGAATTTGACCCGGACGTCCTTGACCTATACTCAAGAATAATAGTGGATTTGCCAGTGGCTGTCCCAGTTTCAGAAAATGGTTTGGGTGATTGGTTCTATGATGCTGCAGCTACTGCAGCAAAATATATTGGACCAGTACTTTCAATGATACCCCACCCTCTTTTAAAGGGGGCTGGCTTGGCCTTGGAAGGAATGTCCAAAGTAATGGAAGAAAATAAATCCAAACCCAAAAAGAAGAAGAAGAACCCTCCTTCTCAGCAAGCAGCACCACCTAATGCGTGGGGCCCTCCACCTCTTCCGAGGCGTACGAGGTCTAACTACTTACAAAATCGTGCACCAGCTGTACCAAGGAGAACGACATCTGCCCCCCCGGCACAAGGACGGGCTAATGCAAGAGGACGTTCCAGAACGAGACGTAACCCAGGTTATGAACGTATGTGAGCATAATGCTCCTTCACCGTTGAGAAAATTCGTTATACTACAATATAAAGAACAGCTCCGGTCTAGTGAACTAAAACTTTTCATAAAAACAAATTCTCAAATTGAGTTCGTGTGCAGCACAC